ATTGTTCTTCAATTGCCATGGTATAGAGCTCCGTTCCAGTTATTTACCAGGATTTAAGGATGATCAGGTTCTCTGTGCCACGTCCGTTAAACGGTGTTTCTGTTGTGGTCAGATCCTTGTAGATCTTTCTAGCGGCTGGCTTGCCTGCGGCACCTAATGCTCGAAGCACATCTGCAGGCTTGCGTACAGTTTTTTGCTGGCTCTCTACTGTACTGAACCCAATAATTGAGTTGCTCTTTACAGTAAACGCCTGTGCGTGGCTGTCTGCTACAACATGTATCAGTTTACGCTTTTTGGTGTCATACAACCAGGCTTCTGCTTTGTCCACCAAACTTGCGGCAGGTAAGCCTTTGAGTTTGAGTTCTGCAAATTCCATGACATGCTTGAACTTTGCGGCACGTTTTTCTGGAGGCACTGCTTTGACCTTGCGTGGTTTGCGCTCAACCTTTTTAATCTGTACATACGCACCACAGTCCGAGATCACCAACTCACAGAACTTTACGCAATTCCGTAACTGCACCTTGCTCAAGAAACTGTAGCCTTGTACTAGGTCAGCATCTTTGCCCTCTACTGCCGCATCAAATTCTGCTTGTTTGCGTGTCCAGATTTGTCGAATGTCGTTTACCATCTGTGGGGCAATGTTTAGGCTACGCATCAGCACCACGGGCTTGTAGTCTGCGTTGAGTTTGGCTCCTGACGCAACGAAGTCATCAAACAAGCCGTCCAACTCACCTGCGCATTCTGATACCTTTTCACGCAGTCGGTCCTGGATGGTGATTCGTGGTACTGAATCATCAACAGGTACTTCTGCTACCTCTTCATCTTGTTTGGATTCCAAAATCTCTCGAAGCAAGTTATCCAATTTGATCTGCTCGTGATCTGTGAGCTCCAGTCCTACCTGACTCATGCGGCACAACCAGCCTGTTGTGAGTCGAATTGAACTGTCTGGAATGCGTCGAAGTGTTCGAACATCGTCTTTACGACCATGTGCTTCCAAATAGTTTACAATCATGTCACGGGCATCTTTTTTGCCGTAAAAGTAATTGTACCAGGAGAATGCATGACTAAAGGCACTGATGCGGCCTTCTGTGGGTTGTGTTTTCCAAGTGGGTTCCATGCCCATGGCATTGGTATCTGCACTGCGTGGGTTTAGAGGTTTAACGGGTTTAGTTGCGATCATAATATTCCTTACTTAGTTCTGGGCAAGTGTTTTACAGCGTCAAAAAGTTTAGCGGCACGAACGACGTCAAAATTTTTGTGTTTGTACATCCAGGCCTTTTTGCGTTCTGCTGTTTCCAAGGCTTCTGCCAGTCGCCATTTAGTGTCAAAGTCTGCAGACATTATAATGCGGCTCATGTCCACAATGTCCAGTGCATACTCCACCCATTTTTCTGTGGCTTTTATCTTGTCATAAGACTGTATAAACCCCTTGCCTTTTGGGCCTGTGTACTTTGCTAAAAAGTTAACAGCTTTCATAACATACTCCTAGAGTGGTTAAGTGTGTATTATAGCAGTTTAGGATTTAATGGTCAACCGGTACCATAAATACACAATGATCTTCCATAATAACAAGTATAGTCGATGGTACAACCAAATTATAGAACGGGCGAAATGCCGTTTATTAACCGGCGAGTATAAAGAAATACATCATATTATGCCTAAATGCTTGGGCGGGAATAACGACTCTAGCAACCTAGTAGAGTTAACTGCCAGAGAGCATTTTATTGCACACTGGTTACTTACTAAGATGGTGGATGGCAATAATCAAAAAAAGATGGCCTATGCCTGTAAAATGATGATGCATAGTCGCGGAAAAGGACAACAGCGACATCGTGTTACTTCGAGGATATACGAAACATTAAAACAAAACTTAAACATCATCCTTAAAGGTAGAGAATTTACTGACGAGTGGAAAAATAAATTAAAAATTAGTGCCCAGAATCGTGCAGCCAACGAAAGCCAAAGAGTTAAACAAATTAGAAGAGAAACAATGATTAAAGTTAACAAGGCTCGTAAAGGCGAAAAACGATTAGCAAGTACCGGTAGTAATAATCATTTTTATGGTAAAGGATTTTTTGGAGAAGAAAATCATTTTTACGGCAAACATCATACAGAAGAAACATTAAAAAAATTACGTGGTCCAAAAACTAAGTATCATTGCAATAATTGTAATGCTTTAATAGGTGGTAAATCTAACTATGACAGATGGCATGGTGATAATTGCAAAGCAGTTAAAGGAGAATTAAAATTCCACGCCTAAGCATGTACCGGCCTAACCGGACAAATGATTACAAATACTTAGATCAAGTTATAAGTGAACAATACACTGTTGGCGGTTTGGATATTTACATCCACAAGTACATGGGTCCGGCCACAGGCGACCCCGGTGATGCAGATGCTACGCTTCCTGTTTACGAAACTTCAAATCCGTTATTCATTGAAGATTTACTGTTGCTAGAAAACCGTGATCGACAATACGATCCTGATGTGTATATACAACGCGGTGTGTATCGTGTGGCAGACGTTGACTTTGATCTTACACAATTTGGCTTGTTTTTGAACAACGACACTTTATTCATCACATTTCATTACAATGACATGATTGACACCATTGGGCGCAAACTCATGTCAGGTGATGTGATAGAGATTCCCAACCTAAAAGATTATCATCCCTTAGACAAAAGTCTAGCCAAAGCATTGCCGCGCTGGTATGTGATTCAAGATGCGGCCTTTGCTAGTGAGGGTTTCAGTCAAACTTGGCTGCCGCACTTGTGGCGGGTCAAAGCCACTCCAATGGTCAATGCTCAAGAATACAACAGCATTACCAAACAGGCATTTGAACCCAACAACATCTGGGATCCGGGTAATTATTATCCTGCTGGCACTGTTGTGAACAATGGCAACAAGTACTACACTGCCAACACCAATGTTCCGCCTGGCACAGACATAACCAACACCACGTACTGGACCGAAAAGACTCCAGACACCATTGCAGGAAAAACTTCTACTCGCACAAAAGATCTAGAATTAAACGATGCAATTTTAGTACAAGCAGATGTGGAAGTTCCGCTCACTGGTTACGATACAGTAAAGTTTTATATTCTTCCCACAGCAGAAGATGGACAACCTGCACAATCAGGCCTGACAGCAGACGAGACACCGCCCACAGTGGATGGCACACAAGGCGGCGAGGGTACTACACCGCGGTCAGATGGCTACACAATTGGCTACTTGACTGGTGACGGCATTGCACCAAACGGATTGCCTGTGACTCCGGGTGTTAGTTTTCCGGCAACTCCAGCAGTTGGCGACTATGCCTTGCGATTGGATTACTTTCCAAACCGCCTGTTCCGGTTCAATGGTGCGTCATGGGTCAAGATTGAAGACAGTGTTCGTATCAAACCTGTGTTTGAGTCCGAAGGGCCGGCAGCGTCACAACGAGCCAGTTTTGTCAACAATAGAAACACAGTACAGACCACTGACCGTGGTGCTATTCCAAGCCGACAGAGTTTGAGTGAGATCCTCAAACCCAATGCAGACAACGGTGGTTAAACAACAATGACAACAGAGAATTCAGCCGCAAATCCAATGTTCTTTTACGACGAACAAATACGTCGCTTTTTGCTACAGTTCACCCGCATCTTTTCAAACTTTCAAGTAGAATACGGACGCAACGAAGAAGGCACAGCACACACACTGGTACGTGTGCCTATACGCTACGGTGATTCAAGTAGACAAGTACAAACCATCATGCAGAACAACTCTGCTAGTTTTATGACATCTGTGCCCATGATGAGTTTTTACATTTCTGGATTTGACTACGATCGTCCCAGAATGCAAGAGCCCTACTATGTCAGCAACATTGCTGTGCGTCAACGCACCTACGATGATGTCACTGACACCTACGAAACCACACAGGGCAATGCGTTTACCATTGAACGCTTGATGCCTGTGCCATACAAACTCACACTCAAGCTGGACATATGGACCAGCAACACCAATCAAAAGATGCAGTTGTTGGAACAGATTGTGGTGTTGTTTAACCCTGCGTTGGAAATTCAAAGCACAGACAACTATCTTGACTGGACCAGTTTGAGCATTGTTGAACTAGAATCAACACAGTGGACCAGCCGGTCAGTTCCAGTTGGCACAGAAGATCCCATTGACATTTGTACAATGACATTTACCCTGCCAATTTGGATCAGTAGCCCGGCCAAGGTCAAGAAACTGGGTGTGGTTGAACGTATCATTGCCAACATATATGACGCCCAAGGTGATGCGTCAAATGCAGTGCTTGACAACGACTTGCTGTTGGGCACACGTATAGTGATCACTCCTTGGGATTATCAAACCTTGTTGATTGGCAACAAGTTACAGGCTCTGCGTCCCAGTGCTGTGATTGACGAACCCAATGCCAGTTTGACACCACCAGATTCACCACCAAGTAACTTGTTATGGACAGCATTGGTTGGTGCCTACGGAGTGCTACGGCCAGGTATTAGTCAGATCTTTTTAGAGCAACCTGACGGCACTGAAGTTGCCGGAACCATTGCTTATGACCCATCCGATGACCGATTTATGCTGTATACTATAGATGAAGACACTGTTCCACAAAATACCTTGTCACCTGTACGTTCAGTTATTGATCCGTTGCGCAGTGGGCCAAACGAAGGATTACCTGTGCCTGTTGAAGGACAACGGTACTTGTTAACCGAAGACACTGGCAGTGACAATGGCTACGCTGTGGCCTGGCAAGGCACACTGGGACAACCGCTGATTGCTCAAAAGAACGATATCATTGAATACCTAGATGGTCGTTGGCAAGTGGTTTTTGAAAATAATTCTAGTCCTGACAACCTACAATACGTAACTAATATAACAACTGGAATTCAATACAAATGGACCGGCACAACATGGGTCAAGAGTTATCAAGGACTATATCCAGGAGGCCAATGGAGAATAGTACTGTAAATGCTGTGGGCGTTTGGTTCTACAGTGTGAGCACACAACGATATCTGTATCTGTTGCGCAACGACTCACGTCACCCAGACTCGTGGGGCTTGCCTGGCGGCAAATTTGAAGCCAATGAAACACTAATCGAAGCAATGACACGCGAGTGTACCGAAGAACTGGGTCACATGCCCGAGTATTTGCGACTGGTTCCCATAGAAAAGTTCACCAGTGCCGATGGCGGATTTGCCTATCACACATTTTTCTGTAGCGTTGCTAAAGAATTTACACCTGTGTTGAACGATGAACATATTGGCTGGGCCTGGATCACATCCGGAACATGGCCAAGACCCATGCATCCTGGCCTGTGGTCAACTGTAAACTTTGATGCTGTTCGTGACAAAATGGCCACTGTGGAACACAGTGTTCAGATATCGCAGTGACTTATAAATGGACGAACGTCCATGCAGGCAACGTTGGCGTTCATACGCCATTCTTTAGGCACATTAGACTCTTCGCCAATGAATGTAAACTTAGTTGATGGATACGCTGTTAATACTCCGTTCACATGTGCTGACCATTCACTCACAGTGCCAACTGTGTCATTACTGTACCCTAGTGCATAAATTTCTTTGTGACCGTCAAAAGCTGCCATCCATAACACCAGAGCTTCCAAGGCCATGAGTGTGTTGTAAGGAATGAGATAAAATTGTCCTGGATGCATCAAACAGGTGCGAGTACTGGCATAGGCAATGTTATCGTCAACATATCCAGACTCAACAAGATCGTTGATAATTGTTTTATCAATTTCCACTGCAAAGTTCAATCGCATTTCTTTGGCAACGGTGCCTGTGCCGTATGTCTGTAACTTTTTTGAACTTAATAATCCACCTTTGTGACGCTGTAGTCTAGTATAGTCAAATAGATCTCGGTGTACATTGCTGCCAATACAGGCTGCACGGCCACTGATATGCTGGTTGTCAATTGGGTTGGCTACCCATTCTCTGTTTTGTGTTTTTTTGCCGCCTGACCATTTACTCTCAGTGATTACAAATTCACCTTCGTAGTCTGCTCTATATCGTTCTTGTATCATAATCGTCCTACTGCTACTTCGATGGTCACAACATCAGTGGAATTAATTATTTCCAATGACTTGCCAACCACACATCCAGGTTTAAACTTTGATGTGTCAATTGCCATGGCTGTTCCAGGAATGTCTCCTGTTACCAACACAGTTCCTTTGTTTACTGGTCCTTGTACTCGGCAAGGAACAC